ACTGCTGGAATTAATGATGATGATGTTAAATCAATTAAGTGTTGTGCAGGTAATTGTGCAACCCAAGTTGCTAATTCTTTTTCTGCTTCAACTGCCCAACGATTAACAAGTTTTTGTCTTACAGCACTTTCTTCTGCTGATAAGTTTTCAACAAGTTTAGAAATTTCTGAAACACCATAATGTGAGTAACGACCACGGTCGATAGATACTCTTTTTGTTGATGCTTTAATAAATTCAATACCTGCTGGTTTCAATTCTCTTTCTTTAATAGTTGTTAAGTGAATTGATAAGTCGTGATAGACTGGAATGTCAAGTTCACGAGTTTCTAAATTAAGTTCGCCTTCGAATTGATTATCGCATGATTGAACAAGTACGGTCATTGGATACCATTCTTGATAAATCTTTTGAGATAATTTTACGAGTTCGGCTTTGCTTGTGTTTCCCATAAAATGTCAAATCTCCTTATTTATTTTTTTTATAGTAATCCACACTTCGGTCAAATTTTGCTTGAACCTTACGAAGTTCACTGTCATTCATAAGTGGTATGCGTTTAATAAGTTTATCAAGGTCTTCTTGAGAATATACTTCTGCAACTGCTTCTGCTTTGCCTGCAGGCTTTGAAGTGCCACTGCTTGCATTTGCTTTTAAAGTATGATTCTTTTTCAAATCGTCTTGACTCTTACCACTAATACTACTTGTAAGATCAATATAATCTTCATACAATTCAATAAAATTTTGTTTTCCAAGTAATTTACCATTGATAAACTTCTTGAAGTTAGTATCCTTATCAAGTGTAGATAAATCAACTTCAGGATACATTGATTTAAAATTAACAAGTTGCTCACCCAAACGATTTGTTTGTTCTGCTTTTTGTTTAATTTCTTGTTGCGGTTCAACATTCTTTGGCTGCTCTACTTTTGCTTCGGGCTCTTTTGCCTGTTCTTGTTTTTCCGCTTCTTCTTTTGACTTCGCTTCTGCTTCTGCTTTCACTTCTGCTTCACGACGCTTACGAGCTTCTTCAGCATCTTTATTTTTGCGACGCTGTTCTTCCTCGTTTGTTTCTTGTACTTCTTCTTTTGGATCGTCAAATTGCTCTAACAAATCCTCAAAAAAATCTTTGTCTGCCATACTGTAATTCTCCTCTCTAACGCTTGAGTAGCGACACTACATTAACGCTTGTAGCACACGACTATATTTGCATTATACCACAACTATTTTCTATTAGCAACACGCAATATTTTTTCCATTTCAGATGTCATAGTTTTTACTTCTTCGTTTTTCTGTTCTGTCTTTTGAATTGCTTTTGCTGAAACTTCTGCCATCATAGATTTTAGTCTTTCGTTCTCTTTAATGATGGTATCTATGTTTTGCATATCTTTCTGTGTTTTTTGATATTGTTGGTTCATTTGTTGCATGACCACTTGTGCTTCTTGTAATTGTTTTTGCAACGCTTGAATTTGTTTTAAACTGTTATCTTGCGTAATTTTTAACAACTCTTGTTTATTAGATATATAACCATCTGGTAATAATGATACATATGCTTCAAATGGTGCTTGACCACTTTGTACCATAAGACCAAGCATTTCAATATTGTTATATTCTGAAAACGATGGTGCAGTTCCTACTTTAATATCAATTAATACTTTATCTTTGATATATTCGGTTCCATTAAATGCGTCTTGTCCACCATATGCTTTAACATTATCTTCTTTAAACCCGTGATCAATCACAACAAATTGTTCATTATCATAAAAGAATTTAGAAAATAAAAACATAATATATGCTTGTTCACGCTTAAATTCGTTAAATAACATTGCATTATCACTTGCGTTTTCTTGTGCTCGTGCAAGTAACATTTGTGTTTGTTTACCACTTTGCCCAGCATAATCTGATTGACCAAGTTGAATATTAGAAGCACCCGCAATGTTTCTTGACATACCAATTAAACTTTGAGAATAATTGTGTGAGTCCGCTGGAACATTTGCAACCGGTATTCTTTGGAACACATTACCAATTGGTTCGTTTGGTAAAGTATCAAGTTCAATCATTTGCCCATTTTCAGTTGTGACTTCAGCACTATCCAAAACACCTTTACGGAACACATAACCACCAAGAACATTATCTTGTAATGCTTTGTCATATACAGAATAATGATTGTTGATTGATTTTTGTGTTTCAATGTATTCAAGTGTGACAGGTATTCCGTAGAAATTATTATCTCTTTCATTTAAACAAAGTCTTGCAAAAGGATATAAATTCCAGATTTCACCTTCTCTTGGATCGTTTGTTTTTTCATCTTGTAAACTTGTAGTATTTGGTTGTTCAACACTTGACCCTTCGTAAAATGGATTTAATGGTGTTGGTTCTTTTAATACTTCTGTTTGTGTCGTAATTGTAAAATATACTTGTCCATCTTCGTTACGATAGAATTTTGTATAAACATTGACAAGTTCGTCTTCTGGTTTATATGCTGTCGGTTCAAATTCTGTATCTATAGTATATAAGTTACCGTCTGAATAAATATCAAGGTCTTCGCCATACTTTTTCTTTAAAGAATTCATTTTTTCACGGGATACAAATATCACCCATTCTTGATCTTGAACAGATTGAATATATGGGTTTGCAACAGCAAAGTTACGAATATCAATAATTTCATATCGCATTTCACCACCACTATTGTGCATAAAACCACGCTTTTCAGCGTCCCAATAAAAGTATCCAATTGCAGTGCCTTTTGTATAGTCGTCGTTCAACGCCTTTAAATCTTTAGTTTTCATATTGACTGAATTAGAAAGATACTTTAAAAAGTCCTGTATTTTACGAACACTTGGAAAATTAGTTGAATTGACAAGATATCCGTAATCATTTTGCATAATGTTAGATTTTCTTACTTTACCAATTTGTTTTATAATGTTAAGGGTGATTTTTGGGAAGTCTTTGATGTCTTCGTCCATGTTCCATTGTTTGCCGTTTTCAAACATAACTGAACGAGTAATATCCCGTCTTAATCCAATCGCTTCCTTAAACGAAGTCGCATATTCAAATTCGTGATACACTTCCGTGAATTTTACTTCTTTTTTATCCGCCATTAGACTTTACCTTCCGTTTCATCTGGGTAACCATTAAGCCATTTGTTCTTTCTGGCAGTGTCGTTACTTTTTTTGGTTTCTCCAGCTACTTGCTTGACCGCTTGAAGTAAACTTTCAAGTTCAATTATCTTTTTTTCTTGTTCTTTTAACTTTGTTTCAAGCGTAACGACCCTTAAAAGTAGTCCTGTATCTTCTTTTTTCTTAAAATTAAGCATTGTTCCGAAAAATCCCCTTTCTTATTTTTGTTTTTTTACCTTGATTCATCATTCTTGCAATAAAATGGTCGTTTTGCTTTTCATTAATCACAATTTCTTGAGTTTTTGATTGAAAACTGTCACTTGCATACATTGCAATCGCCGCCGCCATAATAATATCGTCGTGGTGACCTTGAGAAGCGTTCATTTTATTCGTTGCAGGGTCTTCCATTAAGTAATATTCGGCTTCATACCAAAATTCTCTGTCCTGAATTAAGTTCGGATTAGCATTTAATTGTGATCGTAAGTTGGATATAATTGCTGGTTTTGTTTTTTGTGTTGTTTTGAAACCATATTGAATACCACCCGCAAGTGCCATATCTTGTCTTGCGATATTTTCAGTTAAATATATCTTATTATACCCTAATTTTTGAATAAAGTTAGTAATTTCGTGCGAATAGTTGACTTCTGGAACAATTAGTGCATTGTGATAGTATTTTGCAATCTCCACCGCAATCATTGCCAATTGTTCTTCAGCAATCATTTTCTTCCCGTATCGTGCCACCATTTGTTTTGTTTTATTATTCACGACCACAATTTGGTTATAGTCCGCCCCCATACCTGAAGTATCTATCCCTATTGTATATTGTATCTTGATTTGTCGTTCTTCAATAATTGTATCTGTATCCACATATTCCCATTCTTGTTTTTCAAATGACCATTGACTTTTTTGTGCGTATTCCTTTTGGTGTTCAACCGTCGGTTCTTGCCATACCATTAATTTTTCAAATGTCGGCACACTCTTAATCTCACGCTCTTTCGGTTCTACGCAACCTTGATATCCTTCTACAATTGTTTCTGCATCAAATACCCCCGCCCCAGCAGCAACAAACGCTTCTTCTGGTGTCATTGGATTTTCTTGGGCAAACCATGTTTCGTTGCCACCGTAGTTATTGTCTATTTGATATCTTCGCCAAAATATCTGGTCGTCGGTCAACTTAAAGTCAGCCTTTATTTTCTCTTCTTTTGCTGTAAGTTTAAATCCTTTTGGTGCAGGCAGTTGATATTCCGTGTGATCTTGCCACCCAAAAAAGAACGGTGTGTATTCACTTTTACCTTGTACCGCCCTGTCCCAATCGTCTTTGAAGAAATTATATCCGTTTGCAGTCGATTCCCTAACCACCATCGTCCGTGGGTTAATCGATACCGTCGGTGCCAAACTGTTTTCTATCGCCTGAACATTTCCGTCCCAGAACGCACACTCCGTAAGGTGCAGATATGTCAGCGTTTGCCCACGATACACCCCTTCACTTACCGTCGCAAATTGTACTTTACTGTTAATCCCCTTACCATTCTTCCTGTCAAATGTGATCCCTTCCCCCGACATTTGCGTCGTCGATGGTTGCATTTCAGTGGGTAAGTTATTATAAAATACCTTGCATTTTTGAAAGATACTTTCAGCCGATTTCATTAAATGTGCCACAATCCCATATGTCACATTGCGTTGCATCGCCGCCCACCAAAATCCGAGAGCAGTAAAAAATGTCGTAGACCCGATTTGTCGTGCCTTCAACACTATCATGCGTATCGGTAAATCGTTTTCCAGACAATATTCCACATGCGATAGCATCTTCTCTTGTTCTTCATTTAATGTGAACTTTACCAATTGATTTCTTTTGTCCACAATAAAGAGCATGTTCTGTATGAACCACCTCGGCGAAAATATCGTCTTTGAGTAGTCAGTTGTTTGAATAACTATTCACCCCGTATAATATCGTCAATGCTCTTAATGTTTACATCAAGTGTGTCTTTTTTATTGTATTTCTTGTTCGTTCTTTCCAGTAACCACTTTGCGTCAGTGTTGTCCCCCATATCAAGTTGCAGCAAGACATTTTCAAGAAACTTCTTTTCAATTTCAGTCGCTAACTTTTCACCCGCTTGTTCCCATACTTCTTTTAAGTATTGATCACCGTCCATAATTGCAAGAAAGTCTTTTACCGACATATTGACATAGTCAGCAACCTCTTTGTCAGTATATCCAGTCGCTTTCATAATCTTTATGATTTTTAAATTCTGCACAATTCTGTCCTTCATTTATATCACCTCTATCTTATTATACACCTTTTTTCTAAAAAGAGCCAGTTTTTTTTAAAACGATAGGGATAATAGTACCCCACGGGGGGTGGGGGGGTTGTGGTCGCATTTTTTTTCATACCCGCCGGTCAATCACACACGATCTAAAAAATGATACACCTTAAAGAATCTAACATAACAAAATAAAAAAAAGTTTAAAAAAATAAAAAAAAATAAATTTTATTATGAGGTATAATATAAGTAAGAAAAGTTATGCAATACTTTTCAAAACTAATAAGGGAGGTAGCGAACATGAACGCTATTAAAATTGCAAAAGATACACAGGAATTAGAATTTAAAAATTGGCAGGAGGTTGGCTTACATTTTACCGGTAAAAATACGCCGGTATCAAGTAAAACAGCAACTGCTTTAATTTTAAAAAATGGATGGGAGGTTATATCGGTTGAAAAGACTTCAACGAGTAAAGTTAAAAGCAATATCATCGAGTCATTATTAAAACAACTTAACACAATTGATAAAGACTTATTAAAATCACTTATGAATGAGCGAGATGCAATTGCAAAGAATGTTAAGACTTCACAAGATGCTAAAAAACTTATTGAAATTAAGACATTAACTGCAACGGTAATAACAGAAATATAAAAAGGGGTTTTTGTATTGTCTCTTGCAAAGAAAAAATTTGATAAAATTTTTACTAAAGAAAAAGCGGGTATACCTAAACCGAAAAAATATAAAGCTTTTGCGGTCAATAAAATATCTCCTTCTTTGAATGAACCATAACCAAATAAAGCATTAACTATTTCTATTGAGGCTATAAGTAAGCCAAATGCTGCTGGGATAGACAAAAGCAGCGAAAGCTCTAAAGATTTATTTTGAATATTGTTTATTTCAAATTGATCTCCTGATTTTATTTTATTAGATAAAACTGGGAGTGCGACCGTACCTATAGCAATCCCTGCAATAGCTAAATTAATTTGATAAACTCTATCTGCATAATACAAATAAGAAACAGCTCCAGATTCGAATGATGCAATGATTGTACCAATTAATATATTTATTTGAGTGACACCAGATGAAAAAATACTTGGAAGTAATTTTTTAAAAAAAAATTTTACTTTAGGGTTAAGGTTAATTT